ATGATGAATTAGTAGAATTAGGATACGTAAAGGCATATTTAAAGAAAAAAGAATGATATGATTATTTGTCAGAAGTGCCATCAACCAGCAGATGTTAGTGACGATAACGTAGAACAAACTGGAACTGATGCCGAATCTGTAAAATGGCAACATATTAAATGTCCAGAGGACAAAAAATGATTATAGCTATCGAATTAGATCGTATTATCTGCACACCTGTTTCCAGTTCTGTATCTTTAAACGATGTAGGTAAATGCGAATTAACTGAAAATGCTAAAGAATCCTTGGATAAACTTAAATCCTTGGGACATACTATTCTTATCTATACAAGTCGAGATGCTTCTTTAGGTCCTGAAACACAAGTGTGGCTACAAAAAAATAAAATTCCGTATGATCGTATTATTTGCAATAAACCTAATTATGATCTTTTAATTGATAACAAGTCTTGTAAGTTTTCTAGTTGGACCGAATTTTTAGACTCATATAAATATTGGTTAATTAATTGCATATAAAGGGAATGATGGAAATGGAACAAAATGATGATTTATTACAAAGAATTACTAAAGTAGAAGATGAAATTACTTCTTTAAAAGTAGATGTTGCTACGATTAAAGCTCAAGTGACTAATCATATTCCACATCTTCTTAATGAGCATATAAATATATTAAAATCCTTAGATGAACGCTTAAAACCTATGGAAACAATTCATATTAAAACGGTAGGAATTTCTCAAGTATTATCTATCATATTAAAAGTAACCATTAGTTTAGCTATTTTTAGCTGGACTGTTATGCAAATTATTTATTTTCTTATTGAACATACTCATCTAATAAATTTATGAATTCTATCGACCGATTACATTTAATTGAGAAATTACGTGATTTAACGGGAAGACTATCTTGTATTACTAAAGAAGTTACTACTACAGATGTTCCAGGAATACTAACAGTTCGGGAAGATTTAGGTATTAGAACAGGAAAAAAACATCCAGGGTATCTGCATGGTCAAAAACATGCAGAACCTCAAATTAAAAATCGAGTTACGGCTCCATCAGGGGCTGGCATGTCATCCATTTCAAATACTCCTTTTACTTCCATGTATGCCGAATGGAATCCTGGAGAGCGCATGTAAATATAAACTAGGCAGATGATTTTAATGTTTGACCATTATTTACCAAAACCAAAATATGTAACTGAATGTAACGAAATAGCAGAAAAGATTTCTACTGGAAAACCTTCAATTACTTGGGATGATATATTAGATTTTTTTATAGACTTAGAAAAACGGGAACAGCGATATAAACGTATTTGTGGTCGCAAGAATAAAAAATCTAAAAAAAATAGGCGTTTTATTAAAAAAGATGCATTCCTTTAAAAAATTGCTAAAAGACAAAATTCAATATTATGCCAAAATTCTAGGTATTAGTGACTATTCATATAATCTAAACATTCGTAATAATAAAAAATCTGCTAATAATTTTGATATTTATGGTTCGGTTTTTATAGATGAAGAAACTCGTGAGGCTATTATTAATATTAATAAGGCACTATTGAAACGTGAACCCCATGAAATAGACAGCACTATTGTGCATGAGCTTCTACACGTCCGTTTTAGTGAGTTATTAACTCTTGTAGATATGATTTTAAATTTATATGTAAAAGATAAAAAAGCTAAAAAAGCTTACGTAAATCAAATTGAACAATTAGAACACAAAATGATAATATCTCTGACTGAGATACTAAGGAAAAAATAAAATGGCTGATTCTATCATAAAATCATTTTTAGGTAATATTAATAAAGTATTACGGATTGATCCAGGACGTGGTACTCCTGTTCCTAGAAAAGGTTTATTTAGTTTTGTTAATACTACTGTAAATAAAAAGCAGCAACGGCAATTTGTTCTAAATGCTGCGACATTGGGAAAATTGGCGAATACTGATCCGATTACTTGGGCAATTCGTAGAACAATTAAAGGGTATATTAGCGGAATTCCTTGGGATATTATTCCTGATACTCAGCAACTAGAAACTGAATTAGATCGTTGGGAAGATCATATTTTAACTTATATTAATCCTTACGAATTTGATACAACAGATTTTAAATCTGAGATTCTTCCGAAAGATTTACAAGAGGAAATAACTTATAAAATAGAAACTATTTTAGACGATACCAGTATAGACGATTCTCAAAAACGGGATAGAATTAGATGGTTATTTAAAACTACGAGTAAACGACTTAGGCATGAAGCAGAATCTCATAAACATAAAGTAAAAGGTCTTTTTGCTCATCCAAATAATTCTGAAACATCTTTTAGAGTTTTACTTGAACTACTACTTGATGATATCTTAATTTATGACGCAGGGGCATTAGTAAAGAATTATAATTATTACGGAAATATTGCTGAACTTTATACCCTTCCAGGTCATGAAATTAAAATATATCGTAATGAAGACGGAACTATGCCAGACCCTCCTGAACCTGCATATGCTTGGGAAGATAAAGGAGTTCTAAGGGCAGAATTTTGTAATGATGAATTATTATACATTATGCAAAATCCACAACATAACGGTTATGGTTCTTCTCCATTAGAGGTTGCTTCTTATATTATTACTGCTAGTCTTTATGCAGACGAGTACAATATTGATTATTTTAAACATTCTAATGTTCCTCCAGGTATTGTATCATTAGGAGAAAATGTTACTGAAGATCAGCGTAAACTATTTCAGAAAATGTGGGAAGAAGAAGTACAAGGACGTGGGGGTTTACATAAACTAGTTTTTACCAGTGGTTCGGAAAAGATGCAATTTATTCCGATGCGTGTCCAAACAAACCGAGATATGCAGATGATGGAATATTTAAAATGGACTACAGCAATTAAATGTGCTTGTTACGGAATTAGTCCACAAGATATTGGTTTTGTTTTAGATTTTCATAGAACTACTGCCGAAGTTCAGGAAAAACTATCTAGAACTCGTGGTGTGAATAATCTACTTAATCTTTTAGAGTCATATTTTAATGAAGAAATTGTAAAAGCCGAATTCCCTTTTAAAGACGTTAAATTTAACTGGCAATTAGAAGATAGTAAAAGTGATATTCAACAAGTACAAATTGATCGAATGGACTTAGATTCTGGAGTTATTTCAATTAATGAACGTCGAAAAATTCGTGGTATGAAACCTATTGAAGGTGGGGACGAATACTATATTAAAGGTGCCTCAGCAATGCTTCCAGTTAGCGATTTGCCTAAATTAGATGAAGCAAAATTAGAAGGACAACCGATGGCTCAACCACCGATGGATGTGACTAGTCAACTAGGTTCATTAGATGCAGCTAATCAAACTGCTGGTATTATGCCAGAACAACCTATTAGTGGAGAACCTGGACGACCTACTACAAGCGAAGCTGAAAATGCACCTGCTAAAATTGGGAATCAAATAAAAATGGTAGTTTCTAAAAGAGGAACTTCTAAAGATCAAATTAATAGTTTAAACAAGACAGTTGATGCACTAAAACAACAAGGTATTAATGCTACATTACGTATTGGCTTTTCTGATAATGATGTAACTAAAGAAAAATAATTCACAAAAAGGTGTTTTAAATGGCTATTGATCCAACAAAAAATATAAGTAAAAAATTACCAGCATTTCCGTATGACCAAAATTATAAACCTGCTTTTATTTTAGTTCTTCCAATTGTTGAGGACGGGGAAATTATTGGTTATCTTCCCGCTAAAGGCGTAAATAACGGAGATGGCACTGCGTCTTTAGACGTAAAAGGAGAATAAGATGTCAATTGATCCAGAAAAAAATATTGGAAAACGTATTCCTGCTAGTCCTTATGATGCAAATAGGAAACCTACAGCAGTTATAATGATACCTATTGTTATAGACGGTGAGGTTACGGGATACTTACCTTGTGCTGGAGTAGATAACGAGGACGGTACAGCAAGCATTAAAGTTAGTGGATCAGTAGGTCCTATTGGTCCAACTGGTCCCACTGGTCCTATAGGAGCAACTGGTCCTACAGGTCCTATAGGAGCAACTGGTGCTACTGGTCCAAGTGGTGCTACGGGTCCAAGTGGTCCTAGTGGGCCAGGAAATTATACAGAAGGAAATGAAATAGCAATAGCAGTATATTCTCAAGATTCTGAACCTACTCTTTCTGCGGATAATAAAATGGCTATTTGGATAGATACAGACGATAGTAATCGAGTATATTTAATATTTCGTCGTGGTACTGGCGATCAAGTCAAAACTGAATTGACGACTTAAATTATGAAGCGATTTTTAAAACTTTTTTGTATTGCTTTAGTAATCTTTATACCTTGCTATGGACTGACTGCATATATAAATCCGTATCAATTATTTCGTTTAGATTTAGATCAGCATAATATTGTAAGTACTGAACGTCAAGAAACTGCCCATATTGTGGGCTATGGTATTGATGTTAATATTGCCGAAGCAATGTACCTATCTCTTAGGCAACTTTTTAATGCTAGTTACATTAATAAAAAAGTTTATATTTATAAAGCCTATCCGAAATGGGATTCGGGCCAAGTCGGAGAAGATACATTTAATCATATTAAATATTATGGTGCCTACCAAAGAAACTTTATTACTAAACAAGATACCATAATTTATAATGGAGAAAATGTTGTTTTGCTGCATGAATTGTGCCATTTTTTCTTTAATAATATGAATAACTATCATAGGGATGAATTATTTGCTCGAATGTCCGAGGGATTTGTATTACTTATAAATCAACAAATGGAGTTTACTAAACTTATTCAAAAGCTCCAATTAGAAATAAGAAAAGAGGCTGCAACATCTAATGTTTAATTTTATAACAAAATTATTTAATAAAAATAAACCTTCAGCAGTAAAAACTAAAGACGTTAAAATTATGTCTGGACCATCAGCACAATCTTATGTAAGCAAAAAAGTACCAGCATTTCCTTACGATAGAAATTTTAAACCAGCACCAATGCTGGTTCTTTCTATCATAGATCCTGATACGGGTGAGATTACAGGCTATTTACCTGCGGGAGCTACTGATAACGGAGACGGAACCGCCAGCTTAAAAGTTGATACGGAATTTACTATAGAAAATATTACAGTTAACAATGTTAAAGTTGGTTCTTCTGATGGACAAACTAGTGGTAATAAGTATCTAAAAGTAGATGCTGATGGTACACTTCATGTAGCAGTAGATACGTCTCCAGCAACTCCCACTATTAACGTAGCAGGATGGGGAGGGGTTTTGCAGACAGGTGTGGATCTTACTCCGTTATTTCAACATTTGAATGCTGATCTTTCTACGTTAGCTAAAGAGGAAGATGGCAATTTAGAGTCTATTAATACTAATACAGAACATATTGGGACACCATTACAGGATACTAAGATAGCTAGTGTTATTCCTCAAGAAGCGGCTACGTTTGAACCAAAAATATCTATTAATAAAGATAATGTTGGCCTAGCAAAAGAATCGGGGGGAAATTTAGCTTCGATTAAAACTGACTTGGATAACATTTATACTCGTTTAGATGTTGCTTTATCCACTAGAGCTTCTGAGACTACATTAAGTTCAATTAAAACAGATTTAGAAGGAAAAGTTTCAACTTTAAATAGTACCATAACTCCTCTAGGTATAAGCGGGATTTTTACTGGAACGTGGGAAGACGTAACTAATTATTCTAGCCTTACGTTAACAGTATTTTCAGATCAGAATTCGGCTACTGATGGTTTAGAATTCGATTGGTCACACGATGGATCAAATGTAGATAGAGTAGAACCGACAGCACTTATTGTAGGTTCTACTGGTAGAGCTTTTAATATTACTGTTAGAGGTAGATATTTTCGGATAAAATACACTAATGGGATAATTGCTCAAAGTATATTTCGTCTTGGTGTAGTTTATCATGCAGGTGGAAGCGGGTTAATAACTAAACGTTTGGCTACAGTACCTAATGATGACAATTTTGGGCTTTTAACACAAACAATCATGGCGGGTAAATCCAACGTAGGGGGGCAATACTATAATATCAACGCGAATGATGTATTTGATGAAAAATCGTTGCATGTAGTTTCTGGTCCGATTGAAGTAAATAAAATTCAAGAAAATTATATCTATTCATTTGCGTTTGAATTTAATTTAATTACGGCGGGGATAGACAATAACTTTGTTTTAATAAGAAATCCATCAGGTAGTAATAAAGTTTTATATTTAAAGACAATTATATTAGATGTACTAACTAAAGGTGGTCAAGCTGCTATAAAACTTTGGGCTGATCCAACCATAACAGTGAATGGAACTGCTCAAACTGTTATGGGAAGAAATATAGGTAACGGTGCAGGAGCTTCTGTAATTTTGGTAACATCTGGTCCTACTTCTACAGCTAAAGGTATTCGTATTACTGGATTTTCATGTGGTAAGGACAGTAATAGTATGATTGATGCCGTTGATTATACTTTGGCTCTACAACCCAACCATTCTATTTTAGTTACTGGAGATCCAGACGCTAATAATAGAGTAGTAACTGCTACAATGATTTGGATAGAAAAATAATATGAAAACTATAAATTTAAATTATTTATCATTTTTAACTATGGCTAATGCAAAAGGATTGCAGATTCAATATGCTGAATCTACAGATCGTTATGATTTATTTGTATTAGAACCAAATCTTTCATGGGAAACATGTATTTTAAAAGATTCTGAAGAAGCTCAAGATTTTGAAATCAACTATAAGTCATTAGCTAATCAACCTATTACCCCAAAATCTTCGGACGGATTACCTAAAATATTATCGGCTGTTGCTATAGATAATGTTTCAATGTATATTTCTGGAAAATATATTGAAATTTCTGGAGAAATTAATTATATTGATAGTGATTTTCAAGATACGATCTATTTACAAGGATTAAATGTTTTTGTTAAAAATGCTGATTGGGGAGATACTATTACTGTTCAAGTCGGATATATACATCCAATAAACGGATGGGTATCCTTAAAGGCATTTGGAGAATCTGTTCCAATGATGGATTCTAGTGAATGGAAAGAATATCATTATATTAATAATGCTATTTCTAAAATACCATCTACTATTAAAATACGATTTATTTATAATCAGACAAATGTAAATACTGTTAAAAAAGTTATTGCACACTATGTTACTCATAGACAATGATTATCAAATTCGATAAACCAATTTTATTAGAAAAGGCCCGTGAGACATATTCTGATTGTGTAAAATTTATTACCACTACAGAATCTTATCCTAATGTATTTGGTGTTGAATTTGACTGTAATCCTCGTCTGATATTTAAAAAAGATACTATCAGTCCAAAAGTTACAAAACAAATAAATAAAATTATTAAACGTTACGAAAACAAAATAACTCGTAATTGGAATCGTTCTTTCAAAACTATCAAATCTATTTTAACTTCTTCTGTTGAAAAGCAGGAATCATTTATAATCCTCGACGAACAAAAACAAAAGGCTTTATCAGAAGTCGATTCTTTATATGATGATTTTGAAACTTCCGCTGAAAAACCTTATACTGATGCTTTTAAATTAGGCAAAATGAGGGGTCAAGTCTTAAGTGATCAAGAAATTGACGATACATTAATGGATGAAGATAATGAAGAAATAAAAAATTATCTTTTAGAAAATAAAGAATATTTATCCAGGTTTGGGGAAGATACGAAAAAAGACCTTATAGCTTTAATGGATTTGCCTTATGAAGACCAAACCCAATTAGAGGCGGCTTTAGAAACTAAAGTTCAAAAACCAAAAAAGGCGCGAGCTTTACTTTACGCAATGGCAGTACTTGGTTTATTAGTTGCAGGAACAATTGTAGCATTAAAACAGGCTAAAGAAGAACGTGGAGAGCGAGTTATACGTGGCGGGGTTTGGACTAGCCATCCTGATGAAGGGATGGGTGGAGAAGTCTGTGAAGGCTGCCTGGATAATATCGGAAAATGGTTTGATTTAGATGATTTTTGGGATGAATATCAAAATAATAATTGTCTTAATCGTTGTCGTTGCGATCTTCGTTATATGGAAGAAAGAATAGCCCCATGAGTCGATCCAGAAAAAATGAAAGCGGTCCTAAAAAAATAGAACGTACTGGTGAACAGACCCTCAATATACATCATGACGATGGTTCTATTTTTGAATGCAAAGTAGATAATCCAAAACGATTTGATAGTATAAAAGGTTGTCGTCCCAAAGTAACGAGTTTTGGTGGATTTGGGGATAAAAAAGAATTGATATGCAACAAATGCAAAGAACGTGTTTATAAAATTACTTATGTTAATGGGCAAGACCTTTGCGATAAATGCAGCAATTAAAAATTATCGGCTTAGTTACTTAGTCCAGCTAAATTAAATTAATAAGGAGAGTGACTAAAATGGCAGAAGTAAATCCTAAAAAGGTAATTGAATTTAATATTCTTCGTGTTGATAGCATAGTACTGAATGGGTTAGATGCTGATCCAGTTGATCCTGCAGATGGGGAATTTTGGTTTCGTGGCGATCTTCATCAAGCCCGTGTTCGCGCTAACGGTCAAACCTATTCATTAGATGGAACACTTATTGAAGAATAAATATGAGTAATAGGGGGGGGGATATAAGATATATCCCTCCCTAATTAAAATTAATTAACCGAGGAGGAAAATTAATAACATGAGACAAGATTTTGTACTATATGCTCCAATTTGTAAAATTAATCAAGAAAAACGTACTGTTGCTGGTTGGGCTACGACTGAACAATTAGATAAACAACACGAGATTGTAGACTATAACGGAAGTAAAGAAGCTTTTGCTAATTGGCAAGGTAACATTCGTGAAATGCACGAACCTAAAGCTATTGGAAAGGCTGTGGAAATTATTCCCAATGATCCTGAAAAGAAGATTTGGGTGGAAGCTTATATTTCCAAAGGTGCCGAAGATACGTGGCAAAAAATTAATGAAAATATTTTGACTGGATTTTCTATTGGGGGGCAGACTGTTAGTAAGACTGTCCAAATTGTTAAAGATATGGACACAGGTGGACAAAGAACTGTTAATCGTATTACTAAATATAAACTTAATGAGTTGTCTTTAGTAGATAATCCAGCTAATCCTGGCTGTACTTTTGCTCTTGTTAAATCAGTTGACGGGGTTTCTTATCAGACTGAAATAGTAGAGGATACTAAAAAATTACTA